GCTTCCTCCTTGACTTCTGCGCCAGCCGGAAGATCGTAAGTGATCGTGTAGATAGCAGCCACAGTGTCGTCTCCGCCGTTGTTGTGGCGGTCGATCGTGTAAGTAGTGATCTTGATGTCGTGAATGATCGGATTGTTCTTCTCGATCCAGCGATTCAGCTTTCGGTCGATCTGCTTCTCGCTGCTGTACGGAGTATTCTGATTAGCTTTGTATTTGCTCTCTTTGAAGCAGCCGTTAGTGTGGAGGTCGTTGCCGCAGAAGTTGGAGAGAAGGAATTGGAAAGTCTTGATCTTCATATTGATAGGTCCTTGTTGAAGGTTGATTTGTTTTACGCTATCAATATAGGAATTTCGGTTTCTCTTGTAAACCCTAAAAATCCCTAAAAATCAAGATTTTCTCAGCTCTCTTATAGCTTCTCTCATCTCTCTGTTAGCTCTCGCTGCTACTTCACGGAGCTGACTGAGAGGAATGTCCATAGTCCACTCGAAAGTCGCTACTGTGATCGTCGGAGACTTCAACGGCTCTCGCTTCACTGTCTTCATCGAAAGGAACTTCTCTTGCGGAGTCAGCTTTCTCTGAGTGACTATCTCAACTTGAGATTGAGTCTCACGATGGACATCAGAAGTCTCGTGCACGAGCGACGAGGGAACAGAAGCGTTGCCCTCTAGAATGAGTTGAAGATAAGGAGTGAAGTCTCGTCTCATAGTCTATTTATCACAGCTATCATCCATTCGCTTCGCTCATCCGTCTTCTAACGAAGACGGTCCTCATTTTTATGAACAATCTATTAACATTTTATTAACAGCTTATGAACAATCTATTAACAATCTATTAACAGCTTATGAACAGCTTATGAACAGCCAATTTGATATGACTTTGTGTTGACATGATGACATTTTGGGAGAGAGAAAGTCTCCTGTGATTCTTCAGGAGCCAGGAGCTCAGGAGACAACTAGCCCGTAAAACGGGGAACTAGCAATCTCCTGAACTTCTGACTCCCAAAGAATCACAGTCCTGCGTCCCTTTCGGGCCTCCTGCTATCTTCAGTGTGCCTCTCGCTCTATCGACTTTACTAGGGACTTACTTCTCGAGCTTATGATGCGGTCGCCCTGTACACCAGCTACATCTCGAAAATGCCGCGACGGCTATGTGAACGAGATCGCGTAGATCCACCTGGATCTTTATCTCGTTCGTCTTCTCAGCTATTTAGACCGTGAACTTAGACTTCGTTCGTCGGCCCGGATTCATGCTGCCTCTGACCAAGATCGGCCATTGATGAGTGACTTTTCATCGGGTGACCAGCTGTCCACCCCAGCAGCGCACAGCCTGCAGATGCCTCTCGGCCCTTTCTCTCTGTGCGGCTAAAATTATTAAGACTATGTGTCCTGCATAGAATCGCAGTTCTGTTTAGCAAGAGCCCTGCGAAATGCTTTTGGAGCGAACTCCTCGACATTGTGACCTTTATTGTGACTTCAAGTGCTTTTAAGCTCTTCTTCAAAAATCGTCTTATTCAGTTCTATTCAGTTCTAATCTAATTCAAAATCTAATAATCTTTTGCGGTTGCTTTATTTATACCAGTTTTGTTTTGTAAACTTGGATAAACAAAAAAGATGACTTCCCGCCTACTACCTCGGAAAGTCATCTTTGGATCCTTGCGGATCTGAAAACTCCTGTTCTCGACCAGTAGTAGTTGATCTTTTGATCCAAATATATATACTGAATCGAGCTTCTAAATTCTCAACGTTTTGCGAAGATTTATGTAAAAAGATCTTTACAAAAGCTGATTTAGCTTAGTTCTATGTGATAAATATACAATAAAAATGGAGAATCAATTTATGACACGATTCGTAATTTCGGGAAGAGTCAGAAATCAGGGCGCAGCACCGCTCAGTGAGGCCGACATCATCAACCCGTCTAAACTTCAGGACAAGCTCTCTTCGATGAACCTCGAGATCGAGAAGATCGAGAGCGTTGGCGAGGAAGTCACTTACTACTTGAAGGAGTCCTCAGGCCCGCAGCTCCTCTGCGACTAGAGAAGTTGACTACAGAGAACTTCCAAATCCAGATAAATATCTAAATTTCTAAAACTCTACAAGGAGAAACATCATATATGATCACAAACTCTACAGACGCAACTATCGACAGCAATGACTTCATCATCCAGGCCGTGAGAAAGCTCAAGCAGAGACTCGACATCGAGATCGAGGAAGTCAAGAACTACAAGATCCCTGAGGGACTCCAGGGCTCCGCACTCGCACAAGAGAAGGCTTACGCAAAGGGCGCTCTTGACGAAGTCGTGAAGTTCCGCCAGTTCATCAAGGATATGGGCATCTAATAAGAAGCTCACCGTTTCTTTGATCGACTACTCATATAGAAAGCTGACTGTAACCCAGTCAGCTTTTTGTATAAATAAGCTATAAGGAAATAGGAGAATTCCAAAATGAAAATGAAATTTTCGAAAGCGAGAAGACTGCTGGAGAGCACAGGTTACAAGATCGTCAAAGAGAACTCCAGCGAACCGTATTGGGTCGTAAGATACGAGGATCCTGACGAGGGCTATTCCGAGAGCACAGAGGAGGTACCATACTCCGCAGCAAAGACTCCAGCTGAAGCTTACTGGAAAGCTATGGAAGCTATACACGCAGCTGGTGACGATGATGAGATGCTATCCTGCTACGAGGACGAGGGCTTTACTTCGATCGATGAGCTAAGAGACGCTGTAATTCGATATGCTGAGACTGGAAAGCAGGACAAAAACACGCCTAGCTGTTGCGACTTCACTTTCCTTGGAGCTAAACTCGTAAAAGACGTCTAAAACCTCTCAAGAGAATTCAAATTGGCCGTTTCGAGACGAAACGGCCTTTCTTGTGCAAGTTCTATATTTAACTCGAAAACTAGCGAGAAAATATGTATAAGAACGTGTTTTATGACAGAGAGTCGAACACCATCTATGAGCGAGAGGTGGGCTCCCTAGAGTACAAGAAGTACCCTTATGTGTTCAAGTATTTCATGCCTGATCCAGACAAGAAGTCGAAGATCCGTGACTGCTTCGGTGTTCCGATGAAGCAGATGGTGTGCAATACGAAGGAAGACTTTGCGACATACAAGGTCCTAAAGAAAAAGATGCGCTTGGCGGAGTCGGACCTGAAGGCGCCAGTCAAGTTCATCCACGAGAAGTATGACAAGGCCGAGCTGACCTACGAAGAGTACAAGGACTACCGCATCGCCTTCTACGATATTGAAACACAGACCTCCAGACGCTATCCGATGAAGACGAAGATTCGTGTTCGTCCTCTCGGCACCGAGAATGAAGAGACGATCTCAATCTATGACTTCGAGCACCGTGGAAACACGAAGAAGTACGAGGCTTTCGACATCGTAGAGAACAAGTGGAAGCGCTACTACGACAGCTGCTTCATCAACCAAGAGTTCCCGAACCCAGAAGACGCCAACTACCCCATCAACCTGATCACTGTGTACAGCACCGTCACCGACCAGACCTACACTTGGGGTCTTGAGCCGTACAATGGCAACTCTCCAGAAGTCACGAACTACAAATGGTTCGAGAATGAGATCGACATGATGAAGGACTTCTACATCTGGTTCTGGCAGCAGCACTTCGACGTGCTAACTGGCTGGAACTCAGAGAAGTTCGATGACAGCTACATCATCAACAGAATGCGCAGACTTCAGGCAGAGCATGGCGAGAAGAGAGACTTCACTCGTCTCCTGTCGCCGTTGAAGATGCCAGTCCAGAAGCGTCCAATCACAGACGACAACGGAATCATCACGGGCTACCACTACAGCTCTCCCGGCCTCTACATGATGGACTATCTGGAGCTGTACAAGTTCATCGGCTTCGTGAAGAACTCTCCGTCTTGGAAGCTCGACTACATCGGTCAGAAGGAAGTTAAAGAGGGAAAGGTCAAGCTTGACTACGGTCTCTCTGAGCACTACATCAAAGACTACACGACCTACGTCGAGTATAACGTCCAGGACGTCCGTCTGATGGTCAAGATCGAGGCTAAGAAGCGTCTATGGCCGACCACGATCGCTTACGCAAATGAAGCTCTGATATGCCTTGACAACGTGTTCGCGATGACCTCTGCCCATGACGGCTACATCATGCGATTCCTTCACGCGCAGGATCAGGTCTACAACGACATGTACGAGAAGCCAGCCGACTGGTGGCACGACGAGGGCTACTTCAAGAAGGATCTCGGAAACGGAATAATTGAGTATCAGAACTGCACTCCCGAGTCTCCGACTTCGTTCGAGCCATACGCTGTG